GTGGTTGTACCAGTGGTTGTACCGCCAGTGGTTGTACCGCCAGTGGTTGTACCAGTGGTTGTACCGCCAGTGGTTGTACCGCCAGTGGTTGTACCGCCAGTAACTATGGTGCCTATACCACCTGTGCCAGTTTCTTCGGAGCCCATTCCAACAACAACTTGACCATCAGCATACAAGTTTCCGTCGATATTACCTTCTGCTTTGACATTGTTTGCAGGGTTACCAAGATACATAACCCCGCCTCGTCTGTAGACCTTACCAGAGTCGTAAGGAGAAACGACATTAATAGTGTCTGAGTCAGCGCCATCAGTGTCTAAATTAGCTAAAGCAGTCTCCTCTTCAAGAGCTAAAGCAGCCGCATCCTCTTGCTGTTGAAGAGCTAAAGCAGCCTCCTCTTCAAGAGCTAAAGCAGCCGCATCCTCTTGTTGTTGAAGAGCTAAAGCAGCCGCATCCTCTTGTTGTTGAAGAGCTAAAGCAGCCTCCTCTTCAAGAGCTAAAGCAGTAGCCGCATCCTCTTCAAGAGCTAAAGCAGTAGCCGCATCCTCTTCAAGAGCTAAAGCAGTAGCCGCATCCTCTTCAAGAGCTAAAGCAGCAGCCGCATCCTCCTGTTGTTGAAGAGCTAAAGCAGCAGCCGCATCCCCTTTAAAACTTCCAGTTGTTAAAATCCCCACCTCTGGGCCAGTTTTTACGTTTGTTACGTCCGTAACGTCATCCGTACCAGTAGTAATAACTGGAGCAGTAGTAATGACTGGAGCAGTAGTTGCGCCTGTCTCAACAACAACCTGACCGTCAGAATACGTACTTCCGTCAATTATGCCTTCTGCTTTAACATTGTTCGCTGGATCGCCAACATATGTAACACCGTCCTGTCTGTAGATTTTATTAGAGTCGTAAGGAGAAACGACATTAATAGTGCCTGAGTTAGCGCCACCAAGAAGCGTTTCAGAAGCAGTAAAACCCGCTGAATCATCGTTATCAGAGCCCCCAAGAAGCGCTTCAGAGCCCGTTATAGTTTCTCCCGTTTGCGTCAGAGTGCTTCCGCTCTCAAGAACAGTGGTTTTCACCACATTCGTGTTCGTTGTATCCGAAGAGTCAACAATAATACTTGTACCCGAACCCACGTTTACCGAGTTCAATGTCCCAGTACCAACATCCGTCGTAGTGGAAGCGCCCGTCGCGTCATTTGTAACCGTGACCGAAGTCTTGCCGTTCGCGTCAACCGCAGTATCAACCTTGTAAGTCTTACCATCCGCGTCCGTAACCACCTGCGTGTTAATCGTATTAACACCTTGATTGTTAAAACCTTCATTTGCTAACTCGTCGGGGTCGCCGACCAGAAGTTGCTCACTCGCAGTTTTACCATCCGCACCCGTAGTTAATGCACCATCGAGATCATCATATCCAGACCCGCCCTCAGTGCTTGTCGTAACCGTGTCAGATTTCGCAGATAAGTTCTGTACCGCAGAGCCAACCGTAGATGCCGCAACCCCGCCCGCACTACCGACAAGCTCCATTTTCATCGCCGTAATAACTTGATTCAAATACCCTATGTCGTAATCCGCTGGATCAATGCCCTGATCCTCCAAGGCCTTGATAACCGCCGCGTTTACACCAACCTGCTCCAAGCCCCCTGAAGTAGCTTCGGCAGTACCAGCACCAAGTGCTGTCAATGCGCTGTTAATCGCAGTAGGCAAGGCCTTCGCCAACGGAGCAAAACCACCAGCCGACAACGCTATAGCCGTGTCTACCACGCCACCAGCTACACCAGATGTATAAAACGCCTGCGTCGAAGCCGTATCCACAACCTCTTTATACTGGACATCCGTCAAGTGATCCAACGCACCACTAGCCTTCAGCGTATTCAACTTAGTTTCTGTCTCGTTTGCAGCAGCCTCACCCGCTTCCGCTGTACCTTGCTGCATATCCACCACAGCGCCAGCCGCAGGACCAAGGGCTAAAACAGTGACTACATCTACGCCTAAACCTACCAGTTCTTGAGCCGCTGTACTCGCCATCCACAAACCGGGGTCCGTAAGAGTGAAAGGCTCTCCCAAATAATTAAAGCCGTCGTTGTCCGGATCAGGCATTCCAGCCAAAACAGCCGCCTTGTACGCCTCCGACTGGCCATCAAACATTCCTTCAGACCAAGTGTTTAAATCTTTCACCACATCGTTCACGGAATCTCCGAGTCCCTTAACTCCTTTGTTCAATTCCGTTTGTGCAACCGCAATTTGAATAGCCGCCTCTAACTCACTCTCAGAACCAGGTTGATTAGCCCCTCCACCCAACTCAAATAGATCTCCTGCAAGAGTACCCGCGCTAACGTCAATTTTACCCCCCCCAAAAGCATCTTCAAACATTGTCTTAGAGCCGGCGATTCTCAACGCCAACTCCTGCGCAGCACCGGCGAGTACATCCCTGCCAAGACCATCCGAAATTTGCGCCCTAGTCAGATTCTCTATGTCCGATAAAGAATAACCCGCCTTCTCTAAAGCTGTTAAATCCTTCAGATCCTGCATAGCTTGATCAGTAGACGTGACATCAGTGGCCGTAGTATTCGACAAACCACCGTAAAATGAATCATCAACAGGACCAAGCGTGTTTATACCACTCCCGTCTAAACCAGTTAAATAATCAGGGCTAGACGTACGAACGTCCTGACCAGACTCATATCCAAGGCGGACGTTTGTGTTCGTGCCGCCAGTTGCAGTAGTGAGGTCAGTGGAAGTATCCCCACTAGGAACTACCGCAGTAGTGCCTGTAATAGTACCCAGCACACCATCAAGATCGTCGTAGCCAGTGCTAGTAGTCGCAGCAGGGGGCAGTAACGCACTCACATCATTAGCCGTAAGATCTTCGTCCGTTATCAACTTTAAGGTCGCGGACGCCTCATCTACTCCCACATCTCCCGGAGCCATGCCAGTAATATTCAGCAACGCCTCCGTAAAGTTATTGGCTCCGTCTGTAGAGGTGGTAAGCCCTGTATTCGCGCCATCAATCGCGACCGAATCGGCTGGGGGATAAGATTCGAATCCAACGTTAGCCGTAGTTACCTTCGGCAAGTTACCCTGCCAAACATCATTCTCATCCACAAGGTATCGAACGCCATCGAAATCTCCACCCGTTAACGTCCTTATTTCAAATCCAGAGACTGGATCATATACTTTATCGTCTACTGCTGCTGTATCGCCAGCCGTGATAGCCGAAGCACTCGTAGACGCAGTGTCGGAGGCGGCAATCATAGCATTGCCAGCATCTAACTCACCCTGCGTTATGCCAGTGTAAATGCTCTCACCCTCTTTGAGCGTGTTAGCCGTAATGTTAATCGTCGCACCAGCCTGAATGTTGTTAATGTCAATGCCGGGATTGTCTATCTTGATCTGCCCAATCGTAGTGTTGTTATCCTCCGCAAGCTGAGAAACAGTGTTACCATACTGAATCTCCTGCGAAACCGTGCCGCCGCCGCTTGAATTAGACTGGTTCTGACCCGTGATAACACCATTGCTGTCCGTGGAAAATACAACAGGGTTGCTACTGCTGTTTAAAACAGTGCCCTTCTTTAAAACAGCGCCCGTAGGAATAATCGTGGTGCCGTCGTCGCTATTGCCGCTATTGCCGCCTTCCCCATCGCCGCTATTGCCGCTATTGTTACCATTGTACGTGTCCGTAACCGCATTCCCACCCGAGAAGACCTCAGAAAGTGTGTCCGACAACCAACCCATTAAATCAATCCCCTATAAAAATAATCCAGCAAGCACACAGTACTCCAAACCCAAATGAAAATAAAGTGCGCATAATTTTAAACCATAGGGTCCCCTAATGAACCTGAACCTTGCCAGCCTTCCCGTTACGAGCAAAACTCCGGTTCCTGCCAGAAGAAAGCACCCCAAGGTTCTTCGCAGAATTATCCCGCGGATCCCCGTTCCGATGAGTGACGTCCTTCCCATCACCCTTCTTAACACGACCAGAACGCTCCATCGAACGACGAGCCGCGTTCCGCGATGCACGGTTCTTCTTCTGCTTCGCCTTGGAATGATAATTGTCATACTCAGATCTATAATCTCGGGCCATGGTCCGTTCTCCTTCTGTTCTCAAACAGTATTATATACGAATGAATCTATAACACCAACATTATAGGGGGCGCAGAGATCTACCGGCCCGCAAATAAGGGGGTGATGGGGGTCGGCCCCTGGCACAATATCGATAGGCATTCGCCCCAGTAACCCCTAACGCATGTGTGTAGCACAGTGGTCATTGTTTCTAGGACCTGTGCTCTGGGTAAGCTCGTTTCTATACCCCCGGGGGTGCTGCAAGTTCCAGAAAAGTTTTGGTTTAGACCTTTTGTTTTTTGGTGGGAACAGATGCGATATGTTATGCCGCTACTTAGTTCGGGCGTCCGGGCGCGTCACTCATGAACCAAGCCCCTTCAGGTCTTGGCCCTTCGGGTGAGTACCGCTGACGCATACGGTCCTTCGGCCCGTGTCAGTCTCCGAACTGACAATCGGCCAACGGTCGTCGCCCCGTTGGATTGGGCGAACACATAACAGACCGCTGCATGGGGGACGCGCCTAGGGCGCTATCAAACCCCCATGCAATGCTACGTTCCGTTATGCGCTCTATCAGGGTCTGCGGATGCCAAGCTTATGCGTGACCACGGGAATCACTAATCCATTCCCGACTTTTCTAAGGGGAAAAGCTCGTCCATTACTTAGTGATTCCTTGTCGGCAACACTCGTCACCTTGCCAGCCTGCTAGGTGCGCTGTGGCACACTACACACACACACACATGATCCCCCGTGGGCATTGTCCCTCTGGGTAGCTAGAAGAACCAATGCATTGTCAACCCCCTCGTTCCTCGGGGGTCGGAAGGTCTTTTCGCCGTAACATTTTAGAACCTGTACGCTACGTCATCTTGAATGCCACACACACTAAAGTAGAAAACCAGGACCAGATGACGTTGCATCCAGAACCAAAAACGTCACAACGAAAACCGGCGTTGCCTGACAAACCTGACGAGGACGTCAGGCTTCCTTGACTATTCCCTCCCTCGTTCCTCGGTCAGTGCGATTGGTGTTTCAGCAAGTATCTTGGACAACGCACGGGGTTCATGCCTGTGTGTTTGTTGAAACTTAACCAATACGGAGAATCCAATGGATATCTTTACCTTAAACAGAACCATCGTAAATCTTGAAGCAGCTATCCTTAACAAGGGATATGTAGACGCGGAGGTTAGCATCCGCCTCGAAGATCCCGGCCACAGGTCCTACAATCGTCGGCTTCATATCAATATTGCCCACAATCACTCAACAGAATACCGCGCAAGAGAGGACAGATCGTTCAGCCTTCGTAACGACACCCCCTTTAGTACCGAAGAAGTAGAGGGGTTGATCACCGAGGCAACCCAATACGTAGCCAAGCTGCCGACAGTGCAGGACGCCGCAGGGGCGCACAACATACGCGCAATCGAGACCATCATAGCAGAGATGCGAGGTCTGGCCATTACATCCGACACCAAAGAGTTGAAAGCTCACTACACAGAGCAAGCGGATAAATTGGAGGGCATTAACAGCCAGACCATCAAGCTCCGCTACCAAGCTGGTTATCACATCACGGACCAGTCGTAGGATGCAAAAACAGGATATGTTTCACACACCTGAAACGTGGGAGGACCTGCTACAGTGGGTCCTTTTACACCCCAAATCAGACCAATTTCACATCCTCACAGGGGCGATGATGGCTTGGAACTTGGCTTGCGACAAACACAACTCAACTAAGGAGTCCAACAATGGATAATCTTACAAACCAGCTTTCCGATCTTATCCTCGCCATCATTCAGGACAAGGTGGACGAGCGGATCGAAATGAAGCTAGCCGACATTCAGACAGGGTATCGAAGCGCAGCAGCGTTCGACATCGAGGATCATCGTGCCGACATCATCTCCATGGTCGAGGACGAATACGACATCGACGACAAAGTAGATGCAATCCTCAACGAGAAGACCTTCACAGTCACTGTAGACTAACCAACCAGCGGGGGCTTCGGTCCCCGCACCACCTTAACTAGGAGACTACTATCATGAAATCTGGAATCATCTACAACGGGCCAAGCCTATTGGATGGCAAGCCAATCGTTGTTATTGCGACGTTCTCAAATCGTAACACTAAGACCGGCGCAGTTGTGCAAACTTATATCTTGCGGTCGGATATCAACCCACTCGAGGCCAGCAAAACGGGCGAAGACTTCTCAATTTGCGGGGACTGCACCATGCGCGGGGAAGTAAACGACGATCCAAAGCGCAAGCAAGCCAAAGGGCGGCGCTGTTATGTTAACCTAGGCCAAGGCGTACTGATTGTTTGGAAGGCATTCCAGCGAGGCGTGTATCAACCCGCAGATCCGGCGGACATAGGGCGCGGGCGTTTCGTGCGCGTTGGAACCTACGGCGACCCCGCTGCAGTTCCCGCGCACGTTTGGGAAGCGTTACTTTCCGAAGCCACCACGTTCACAGCATACTCACATCAATCCGGCTGGCGTCCCGATATTGCGATGCAAAGCGCAGACAACCACACGCAAGCGGTTGCGCATTGGACCGAAGGGCGGCGCACCTTCCGAGTAATCGCGGATCTGGGCGACCTGGACAAGAAAAACGAAGCACTTTGCCCCGCATCAAAGGAAGCAGGGCGGCGCGTTCAGTGTACAGCCTGCAAACTTTGCAAGGGCTCGAGCCTAGGCAAATCAATCGCAATAGTGGAGCACTAATCAAATGCCAGATATTTACTGCCGACACTGCGGGGAACCATGGGATATGGATGAACTGCACGATATGGATGACCACAATTATAAAGACGCGACCAATCGGTTCCGCAATCTAGGCTGCAATGCCTGGTCGGAGACGGATCTCAAATGCTCAAGCGCCATGGTAGATCCAGAAATGGCAGCACATGCCGAGGCCGTCCAAGGAATCCTAGAGTATCCGGACGAGTGGATTTACTAAGACATCTAACAACAAGGGAGGGGCTTCGGTCCCTCTTTTAACTACTATCATAAAGGAGCGTCATGCTGTTCCTCGTTCCTCGGGCATGATCGCATTGCGCGTCACAACGCACAAAAAACTGAGTGCCTTCGACACAAGATGTTCGATGGTCCTCGCTGCGCTCGGACGGGCTTCGCGCGCGTGGGGCCGCAGGACCATCACACGCCGCGTGGGGCCGCAGGACAACGCTCCAAAAGCCGAGGACGAAGAGCCGCGAACAGCGACTTAGGATTCTCAAACCGAGCTCCCTGGGCCCCAGAAAGGCCAGCACCAGACAACACGGCACCCTGATCCCCCTCAAATAAAAGTATGTCACGGTGAAGGGACCTCTTTACCAAGAAGAAATTTGAGCCGCCACGAGCCCAATATGCAGCGTTCCACGCGATCTGGTGAGGAGAGATGTTTGCTGAGTTTCCCTTGCTTACCTTTAGCTCACACCAAAACGGCAACCCATCCCAAACTAAATGCACATCAGGAACGCCCCCTCCATGCTTGTTTTCAATCCGCGTTGCGAAGCACTTCGTCGGCAGGTTCTGCCTTAACTGCGTCCAGAAGTTCGCCTCCGGTCCCTTGCTCATTGGTCACATCCTTATATGTCCCTTCGATCTGGAAGGCTTGGGGATACTGCTTCTGTAATGCAGCAAGTCGGGTGGTGATCTCGTCCCGTGAAAGCTGATCGATGGTGTTGATTGTCTCCCGCCTGTCGATGGTCAAACCACCAAGAGCAGAGCGTATCTTCTCCGCGTTGATAGCAGCCGAAAACTGACCAGCCTCTTCCGCTCCCGCGCTCAGTTGATGTAGCCTCTCAAGCTGACCAATGGTGCTCACACCGTATCGGCGCTCTCGTTCCTGTCGTAGCTCAGTTATGTATTCCAAGACATGAGGGTAGTCCCGACCATTCAACAGAATGGATGCCTGTTTCGGCGCCACATCGTGCGAATATCCCGACTTTCGGGCGCACTCGGTGTTGGAATAGATGCCTTCGACAATCTTCTGTGCAAAAGTCATCTGCCTGTTCGTGAGCTTTCGCCCATGTTCTTTTTCGATCTTCTTCTTGATTGATGGCATGAATGGTCTCCATGTTTTCAACAACTATACAACAATGAGATGACCCAGTTCAAGGGGGCGCGGTTGTTTACACCTGTTTACAGGCTTTCCCCGGATTTTGTGGACGGCCAACAACAAGCAACAACATGGTTGTGGGCTGCTTGAGAAATTCCAAAGCCTGAAACGTAAACAATAAGGCCGTATTGTAAACAGGTGTAAACACTCGGATCAAGTATAGTTGGTTTGTTTACGTTGTTTACACGATTTACACGAAAACTTTTTACTTTTGGGCTTTTTTTAAAATATCTACCAGAAATGTGTATACAGCGTAAACAGCCCCTCCTGATCTTTTTATTTGACAGCCGCCCTCTATGTTGGTAGCCTACAACCATTCAACAATTACACACACAAGGAGAGAACTAATGCCCAACCATTGTTATCAAACTGTTTCGATCTATGGCCCGAGGGACATGGTGCGAGAATTATATTTCAATCTGAACAACCGTGACCCACGCTTTTGTGCCACTGTTATACCCATGCCATTAGATCAAGCTGGCAACCAGAAGAGGAGGCGGTGTGAATGAGTGAGCGTGAGATGGAAGAGATGTTAGACGAGGTATTTCGCAAGGTGTTTGGGGAGCGGTGGTGATGGGTAAGATGAAAGAGGAGTTCATGCGTAGGTTGCCTGTTATGGATGCGTGTTCCGAGTGCCAAGGTACGGGGACCGTTGATGTAGAGGTCGCGAAGCCTCAGAGTTTCAGCTGCGACATTGGAGAGATCTACGTTGAGGAGGAGCTTTGCGAGGCTTGTGGCGGCGGCGGGGAGGTTAAGCGTCTGTGTGATTGCGGGGAGTTGGTTACGTTGATCATGGGCGAGGCTTCTATTGTATGTGAGGATTGTGCGGATGCTAATGTTTAGAAAACTATTAGAATTTTGGAGGGGTTTGTTCTCTTCGAAAATACAGAACAAAGTAAAGAAGATCGTTAAAAAAAGAAAAGACAAAAAACATTTTGGAACACATTACTACCTGAGTGATTTGCTGGATGTGATGCCCCGTGCTTTTCTGGGTTTAAATATGTTGCAGAAGACTGATCCTGAGATCCATAAACTGTTTTCCAAAACTGGTTGCGCCATTGTGTCTAAGGACATGCGGTTGGCTGCAACAAAGTCTGGATACATTGATTACAAGAACGCCCCTTCTTTTGGGTGTGCTCACTTGGTGGGCGAACAACATGACGATGATTTCGAGGGTGCGTGGCCGATCATTTGTTTCTTTAACAAAATAAAGAGACCCGTCAACGTGCAGCCTAGCAATGACACGATCTATGAATTTGGTATCGTGTATGACACTAAGCATCTGCCGAGATTTCCCCCTGCTATTTTGGAAAAAGTTTATATGAGTATGAGCGAAGACGGCGCTCTCAAGGCTTTGAAGACTTGCCGCCCTACTTTTATGCGTGTTGGCAAGTCGTCTTTTTCAAGGATGACTTGGGAATATCCAGGGCTACTGGAGCGGTATGCAAAGCAGTGGGGGGACACTGACATTGAGGGCGTTGCGTCTTGGTGGTTTAATATAATTAGTCACCTCGCCATGTCGAGTGAGAGCGGTTTAACTGTGCGTGTAAAGAAGAAGAAAAGCGTTATATCTTTTGCCATTGATATGGAGCGGACCCCATACTTTTTCTCGGACAGGGAGAAGGTTGTAACATCAAAGGGTCAGACCAAGAAGATTTTCCACATTGTTCGAGGTCACATGCGCAAGATGTCGGACGGCACAGAAAAGCACATCAAGTCTCATTTCAGAGGGCTTCGTAAGTTCGTTTGGAATGGGTACGATGTTTATATTTCCTTGACGGGCAAGCATCACAATTCAATGTTTTCATTTACAGGGGACATACAGTTGTCGGCTAATGAGGAGGAACAAGAGGCCCGAATAAAGAGTGGAAGTCATGTGGACGCCGAAACTTTAGGAGAGAGGATGGATCGATACTATGCTTAAAACGTATGAGGTAACATTCAAGGAGTTGAAGAAATGAACTTACTGAAGAAGATATGGGATAAAATCAAGACAAATGCACAGGCTCCTCGGCTCACGCGGGGACAACAGGTAATCCAAGAGTTGGCCCGAGGACAGGGGACCGCGCGTCAGTTATCGGATCGCATGGGTTTGCGGCTTACGATTGTGCGGACGAATTTAAGCACGTTGCATGGTCAGGGTTTAATTCGTTTGACGGGCGAGAGGGCTGGGAAGGAGCGGTTCTGGAGAGTAAACGAGTGAGGGAGGAACAGGTACTATCACCCGCGGACGAGTCGATCTTAAAGTATTTGCGCAATGAGGTAGACCGCAAGTCGGAGCGCCAATACCGTAAGGATGCAGGCCCGAATGCTCGAAACGAGTATTGGCACGCAGCGGAGGATCTTAAAATGTTTGTGAGTAAACTACGCCAGGAAGGAAAGAACATATGACTGAGGGTTTAACAAAAAGAGAAAAGTTCGAGGATCGCTACCGTGAGTTGTGGCTTAAGCAGTTGAAGATCGACAGGATTTACAATCCGATGGCGCGGGAGCCCACGCCTCAACAAAGGGGTGGTCAGAAGACTGCGAAGTTTGGGAGGGTGGAAAGGCACAAGCTCAAGTTGTCTAAGCAGGCTGAGATCATCAACCGGATGTTTAAACAGCGTATGACGATGCGGGATATCGCGGACATCTTGGGGGTTAAGATGGCTCTTGTGTCTGAGACCAAGCAGCGGTTTGATTTGCCAAGGGCCGAGGAGCAATCAGAAGAGCCCGAGAGAGGAAAGTAAATGGACCCAAGGCTTAATTCAATAACAGAATTATTAATCGATGCACGAGAAGAGCTTGACGAAATCGTATGGGACGATGCCCGAGACCCAAGGATCGAGGCCATACTACATCAGATTCGTCACTATGAAGACAAACTTAATGAAGGAGAAATCTATGACCCAACTTTTTGACCTGAGTGCGACCCGCCGCCAGCAAGTACTTGTCGAGTACTTGACGGCTACTGGTAGTGCGTTTGCTGTTACTCCGAAAGGAGAGCAAGTATTCCTAAACAAGCGTCTGGTTGAGACGATGAAGGTGTTAGCTGGGGACATTTACGATGCGTTCTTGCTGCCGAATTACCCTGACAAGCAAGCAAGCACCCCTTGGAGGGCTATGCGTGTTGAATCTACAGAGTTGCCGCTGGACATAAAGCCTGTGGTTTCGGATTCGATTCCCAATCGGATTGCAGATTACATGGAGGAGATCGACGAGGAAGGTGTATGGTTGCCGGAAGACATAGCAGAGGCTATCGATCTGGATGTGAAGCAGGTTGAAGAAGCGTTGGCCGAGAACTCGGAGATATTTGATCCGGTACGAGCGTACATGTTGCGCTCCAAGGACAAGTAGTGTATGAGCAAGCGACAACGAAGGAGCAACCAATGACCAAGTCTGCGAAAAAAGAAGAACGAAAGTTCTGCAACGTGGCCCTTTTGCCGGAGGACCACGATAAACTAAAGAGATTAGCGGATGACGAGCAGCGGACTATGACCAGGCAGTTGTCTGTGATTTTAAGAAAGCACTATGAAAAACTGCATGGCACTGATATAGTGTAGGCACTTCTCCTCCGTACTACTGCCCTCCCGTGTCCCCAAGCACGGGAGGTTTTTTCTTGGGCCATTCGCCCTTCTTGTATCCTCTGACTTCGGCAATACCTGCGGATCCTCTGGGTTTGAGGTTCGAGAAGAATGCTTTGGCGACATCGAGGTCTAGCCCAGTCATCTTAGCTAACTCTTTGGCTGCGGTGTCGCGAGAAGCGTAGCTTGTGGCTCGCTCTTCCATTAGCTTGGTTACTTTTTTGGCGTCAAAGTCAGCCATTCTCTTGCCCTTTCTCCCAGAACCTTGGCTCCGATGTCAATTTTATTGCGTAATGCTTCGACGATCTTCTCATCGAGAGTGCCTTCGGATATTAGATCGATGTATGTCACGTTATTCTTTTGCCCGATCCGGTGTGCCCGGTCCTCTGATTGAATGCGCGTCTCCAGATTGAAGTCGTTGGCATAGTATACCACGAGGTTTGCTTCGGTCAAAGTCAGCCCGTACCCTGCGGTTGATGGGTTGCCTACAAAGAACCTGAGCGGGGACCGAGGATCTTGAAACCTCTGTACGATACTATTGCGTTCATCGTCTGATGTATCGCCGTAGTATGCAGCGGCGGACCCTTTTCCGAACTTTTGGTTGAGCATCTTTGTGATCTCGATGATGTCGTATCGGAATCGTGACCAGACGATTGCCTTGCCATCGTGCTCATCCATGATCTCGGTCAGCGCGTCCATGCGGCGGGACGGGAAGTACTTCATCTCACCATCGTCTGTCTTGAGATGGCCGGACATGACCTGTTGGATGCGGAGCATCTGGGTTATGACTGCTGGGGCTGACACCATCTCGCCGCCTTCGAAAAGAAGCATGGCTTCTTGCTTGAGCAGAGAATACATCTTTGCTTGTTCGTCGGTCAGCGTGACGTAACGGACGGTATATATTTTCTCTGGTAGATCGAGGCAGTCCTTCTTTAGTACACGATAGGAGAACCGTGCGATCTTGGTGGTTAGCTCTTCGATGTTTTTGTACCCGAGGATTTGTTGAAAAGAGTGTGCGCCCATGGTGCGCCGCTGCATAACAGCGTAGCGGCCTTGGAACGTGTAGAAAGATTCGTGGCCCAGAAGCCCTAGTCTAAGGAACTCTGCTTGGGAATAGATATCCAGCGGAGACTTTGTGATTGGAGAGCCAGTCAAGAGCCTACGGTATTTGAATTTCGCTGCGATCTTCATGAGCGCCTTGGTGCGTTTGGCTTTGTGGTTCTTGATGGTTGTGCTTTCATCTATGGCTATCATGCCATGAGGACCGAGGACCTTGGACATCCATTCGCCTGCCGTCTGCCCTTTCTTCGCTGAGAAGGACTCGATGTTCATGACGAAGATGGTCAGGCCTGAGAAGTTATCCTTGACTGAGCGCATTTCTTCCTGTTGTTTTTTGTTGGGCGAAGAGACCCAGCGAATCACTCGGTGCGGCACATCATCTGACATATGCTCGGGGATTTCTTTGGTCACCCAGTTTCGATACACGCCTTTTGGTGCAAGGACCAAGGCGAAGTTTATCTGACCGGCGAGGAACAGCATACCTATGTTATCGAGAAGGACCTTGGACTTTCCTGTTCCCATCTCCATGAAGTAGCCGAACTCTTCCTCAAAGCATCCATGATCCAGTGCCACCTGTTGGTGGTCGAATGGTTTTAATTTAAAATTGTACTTGACAGTCATCACATACCTCCAGTAGAGTCCACCTTACGGATGACAAGATGACTTGTCAACTAACTTAACCTGAAGAGGATGGAACTTATGAGTGACATATTCGAAGACTACTTAGACGAGGGGGATGCACTCTCCCAAGTCAACACCGGAACAGGATCGCAACTAAGCGACTTGGTTCGGAAGCTCCGCGATATCGAAGCACAGATGGAGGATGCGGAGCAGCATCTCAAAGCGTTGAAGGCTGACAAGCACAAGCTCTCAACAGATAACATCCCTGCACTTATGGATGAGATGGGCGTGGAGCGTCTTGATGTGGACGGTGTGACCGTATCGCGTAAGATGATTGTTCATGCGTCGATCCCTGCCGAGCGCAAGGAGGAGGCGTTCACTTGGCTCCGCGAGAACCACTTGGATGACATTATCAAGAACGATGTGACCTGTTCGTTTGGCAAGGGCGAGGACAATGTTGCGGGAGATGTCGTTGGCATCCTGCAAGAGCGTGGCTTTGATCCGAAGACCAAGACGCATATCCACCCGTCTACACTCAAGGCCTTTGTCAAGGAACGGGTGATGGACGGCAAGCCAATCGACCTAGACATGTTCGGGGCTTACCTTAACAACGCAGCAGAAATTCGGAGGAAAGCATAATGGGTAACGCAGTAGAAAAAGCAAAAAGTGCAGAATTAAGCACAGACGTGTTGGACGATATCTTTGACACAGCAGGGGATGGTGCATCCTTTGCAGCAGACGAGATGCAGATCCCGTTTGTTCGTATCTTGCAGGCACTGTCACCGCAGTTAAACAAGAAGAAGCCTGAGTTCATCGAGGGGGCATCATCCTCTGACATATACAACACTGTCACTGGTCAACATTGGGAAGGTGAAGAAGGCTTGGTTGTAGTGCCATGCTACCAGACTACGAAGTATCTGGAGTTCGTACCTCGCGATCAAGGTGGCGGGTTCAAGGGTGAGATCCCTGCCAACGATCCGATGTTGCAGCGTACATCTCGTGAGGGTTCCAAAGAGATCCTGCCTCATGGCAATGAGTTGGTTAAGTCTGATCAACACTACTGCTTGGTTATGGACGATGACGGTGGGTTCCAACCTGCGGTGATCGACATGAAGTCGAGCCAGTTAAAGGTCAGCCGCCGCTGGAAAACACAGATCGCGATGCAGAAGATCAAGCACCCGAAGACTGGTGCGATGGTTACCCCTGCGGTATACGCTACGATGTGGCGTCTATCTACAACTGAAGAGTCCAATGACCAAGGCACATGGGGGAACTATCAGATTACCAAAGAGTCCCTTGTTAATAGCCGTGATATATTGATGGAAGCGAAAGCCTTCCGCGAGTCGATCATGGCTGGTGAAGTGAAAGCTGCTAAAGATCCGGAACATACTCATGCGGTATCGGATGATGACATCCCGTTTTAGCAGCCTCGGGGGACGGTTTTTATAGGCTTCCGTCCCCCACCTTTCACAACAGGAGCCAAGCATGTCACTAGCACAAAGAATGCTAGCTGCCTTTGAGGGATCGAAGGTTGCACACGGCACGACCAAGGTCGGTAAGGTTGGACGCAATGGAAAAGCCGAGGCTGACAGCCGCATTGTCCGAGAGCCGTTAACACAGTCGATCATGAAAGGGCACATTGATGGTAAGCAGGGGATCGGTGCAATCCCGATCAACGAAGATAACAAGTGCCGCTGGGGAGCGTTGGATATAGATATCTACGATCTAGATCAGAACGAACTGCAAGCGCGGATTCAGAAGCTTAAACTTCCTTTGTTGCATTGCCGCTCCAAGTCGGGCGGAGCCCATCTATATTTGTTTCTTGAAGAGTATGAGCAAGCCAGCGTGGTTCGAGAGTATCTGCTTGAGATGGCTGTAGCTCTGGGCCACAGCGGCTGCGAGATATTTCCAAAGCAAGATACGATCCTGTCTGAGCGCGGGGATGTAGGGAACTTTATCAACCTGCCTTACTTCGACGCAGATTTACCACTGCGATACTGCTACGATGGAAAGGTACAGTCCATGGAGATTGAGGCTTTCTTGGATGCCATCGAGAGCAAGCGCACTGCGATCTCTTCTCTGGAGAAACTGCGGACCAAGAAGCAGCGCAAGCAGTTCAGCGATGGGCCACCGTGCTTGCAGCATATGTTTGCCGATGGTCCTGTGGCCGATGACCGGAACAAGAAGCTGTTTAACTGTGGTGTGTACTGCCGTCTGAAGCACTCGGATGATTGGGTGCAGCAGTTTGAGACAATGAACCAGCAGTTGTTCACTACGCCCCTTGATGCCAAAGAAGTTTTGACTTTACAAAAAAGCTTGGACAAGAAGGCTTACTTCTACACCTGTGAACAGGAGCCCTTCAAGAGTTACTGCGACAAAGAACTATGCACGTCTCGGAAGTTTGGTGTGGGTGATTCGGAGGTTGCGACCATCGAGGTCGGGGGCTTGTTGGTGCAGCTTTCTGAGCCGCGCCTGTATTTCTTGACCGTATCTGGGCAGCGTGTGCAGTTGAACTCGGAGCAGCTACAGAACCAGACCTTGTTTCAACGTGCCTGTATGGAACAGATCCAGGTTGTACCTCCGATACAGAAGCCTCGCGTGTGGCAGAACTTATTGCAGCGGCTAATGGCGGAGTCCACCAAGCAAGAGGTTCCGGAAGAGTTGACCCTGACGGGTGAGTTCAAGGATCTGCTTCGTACTTACTGCACCAGCCAGATCAGGGCGATGCACCCAGAGGAACTGATGAGCGGCAAGCCTTGGACAGACAACGAGGGTTTCACTTCGTTTACCATAGCAGGGCTGATGGAGTTTCTACACAACCGCCGCTTCAAGGCGTTCACTAGAGCCCAGATTCAAGAGATATTGAAGCAACTAAACGGCAACAAAGAATGCCACGGGCATAAAGCCATCAACAAGGCAGACGGTTCAAGGTCCACGATCCGAGTATGGTGGGTCCCTGCTTTCGAGAACATAGATGTATCCCTGCCTGTAGAGGAGATTAATAATGACATCCCTTTCTAAGATGATGAAGGCCAAGGATGTGGCCGAGTGGCTAGGCGTCTCAGAGTCTGCCATATACAAGTGGGTGGGCGACGGTGACTTTCCCAAGCCTTACAAGCTGGGCAACGCTGATGCTCAACGTGCGGCCAGCCGCTGGGATCCCAAGGAGATCGAAGAATGGCTGGAGAAGCGCCGTGATCGATAATGCCACACTGATTCTCGGTCCACCTGGCTGCGGTAAGACGTACACTTTGATCGAGCGGGTTGAGGCCCAGCTGCAAGAGGGTGTGCATCCTTCTCGTATAGGCGTGGTGTCGTTCACAACCAAGGCGATTGGTGAGTTTGTTGAGCGGGCGTGTGTTAAGTTCAACCTCAACAAGAACGACTTCCCGCATTTCAGAACGCTACATGCTACGGGCTACCATGGCTTGGGCCTTGAGCGTGGGGATGTGATGGCAAGAGAAGACTACAAAGTCCTTGGTAAAATACTGGGGCTAGCCTTTGACGGTGCGGATGCAACCTCGATGGACGATGGGATTCCTGTACCTATTATGGGAGGATCGGGGTCCAAGTACCTGCAACTAATCATGCGGGCGGTCTACCGTGAAGCGACACTGGACTATGAGTATAACTACGAAGAGGATTACTCGCTGAACTTCTCCAAGTTGGTGCAGGTTTCTCAGCAATTGGGTGAGTACAAATCCAAGAAGAACAAGGTGGACTTCACCGATATGATTTCCAGCTACATAGACCTAGCGGAGACCCCACATCTAGACCTGTTGATTGTGGATGAGGCTCAAGACTTGACGCCTTTGCAGTGGACGATGGTTGAGAAGATGTCGAAGACTGCGACCGAGGTTCTGATTGCTGGGGACGATGACCAAGCTATCCACCGCTGGACCTCTGTAGACATCCGCAGGTTCAAGGAAAGCACAGACAGGGTAGAAGTTCTCAATCAGTCCTACCGCCTGCCACGGAGCGTCTGGAAGCTTGCTATGCGTATTTCTGATCGGATACCTGGGCGGTTGGAGAAAGAGTTCTACCCCCGAGAGGACGAAGGCAGCGTCCGTACCGTGGGAGCACTGTGGCATCTACCCTTAAACCAAGGATCGTGGAGCATCCAAGCTCGGATCAACAAGTACGTCAACGATATCGCGTTGCGGTTAGAGCAGGACGGTTACTTTTACAGCCGGAAGGGGCGTTGGTCTGTGAGCCAGAAGAAGGTCGAGGCCATGGAGGTGTGGCGTGATCTGGTTGACGGTCAGGCTATTGGTATCGGCAGGGTGCGCAAGTTGTACGAGGCTGTCCCTAAGATGGGGAAGTTTGCGGCGGTGCAGCGGGGGGCTATGACTCTGCTTGACGCTGCGGGGTCCGAGGACCTGTTGACGTATGACATGCTGGTCCAAGAGTTTGGCTTGATTGCACCGCGGGACACGCATCCTATGGACGTTATCAAGATGTCGGAGGAAGAGAAGATCTACATCCGCGCCATCGAGCGGCGAGGCGAGAACATTTACCAAGAGCCGAGGATCAAGATCTCAACCATCCATGCTATGAAGGGAGGAGAGGACGACAACGTGGCAGTATACTTGGGGTCAACCAAGAACTGCGTTGAAGGGAAACATCCGGAGGATGAGCACAGGATCTTTTATGTTGCGGTTACCCGCGCCAAGCAGAACCTTTATCTAATCGAGTCGGACAAATCATACAGGTACGAGATATGAAACGAGATGAAGTGCTAGCCACCGCCGAAAAGTACATCAACGGACAGAGGGCCAAGGACTACGGGGATGCATACGAGAACTTCTCTCGCATTGCCGAGGGCTGGAATATAATTATCCGCGAAGCCATGACAACCAATGGGTACGTCACACCGCAGCATGTTGCGTTGATGATGGACTGGGTGAAGACCGCACGGCTGCTCAACGACATCCGCCATGACGATTCGTGGATCGACAAGTGTGGTTACAGCGCCTTGGGCGGAGAGTTTACCGAACGCGAGAAGGCAATATCAAACCGCTTGGATAAGATACTGAGTACGTCCAATGAGTAGTGGCTTTACAAAAGACAGCGTCATTGCTGCGCAGATGAATCAACCAAAGGAACTGGCTTGGAACATACCGTCTGAGTTTCCTCATCTAACTGGGCACAAACAAATTGCGATTGACCTTGAGACGTGTGACCCGAACCTGACCAAACTGGGTCCAGGGTGGGCGCGTAAGGACGGATACATTGTGGGCATCGCAGTAGCCGCAGGAGACTGGGAAGGGTATTTCCCTATACGACATGCCAACGGGCACAACATGGACGCTAGGATTGTTCTCAAGTGGTTACAGAGACAGATGGCTACGCCTCACATAGATAAGATTATGCACAACGCTACCTATGATTTGGGCTGGCTACGTGCGGAGGGAATTAAAGTTGAGGGAAGGATCATTGACACCATGATCACTGGTGCTGTGGTAGACGAGAACCGTTTCTCCTACAGCCTTAACAACCTTGGTCGGGACTATCTCAACGAGCGCAAGAACGAGAAGCTACTGCGCGTGGCTGCGGCTGAGTGGGGCTTTGACCCCAAGGCTGAGATGTACAAGCTGCCGCCCGAGTTCGTAGGTCGCTATGCCGAGCAGGATGCAGGGATGACCCTGCGTTTGTGGGAGCGCCTTCGCATCGAGCTAGACCAGCAGGACCTCTGGAACATCTGGGGCCTAGAGACCAGCCTCATCCCCATGATGTGTGACATGCGCCAGCTTGGTGTGCGGGTTGACTTGGACAAGGCGGAACAAGCTAAGGTCTTCTTCAAAAAGAAGAGCAAGGAGATCAAGGACGAGATCTACCGCCAGACTAAGATCAAGGTAGAGCCTTGGGCAGCGGCCTCTGTGGCTACGGTCTTTGATGAGCTAGGGTTGGTCTATCCAACCTCCGATGACGCACAGGGGGACCTTCTCCGTAAGTCTGGGGTGCCTTCCTTTACCAAGCAGTGGCTCAGTGCAAACTCGCATCCAGTGGCACAGATGATTATGAAGCTGCGGGAGTTCGACAAGGCTGAGACTAGCTTCATCGATTCCATCCTCAAGCACGAGCACAAGGGTCGTATCCATTGCGAGTTTCACCAGCTGCGCTCTGATGGCGGAGGCACGGTGACCGGGAGGTTCTCTTCGTCTAACCCTAACCTTCAGCAGATTCCGGCTCGGGACCCAGAGATTAAGAAGCTGATCCGCGGCCTGTTCCTTCCGGAAGAGGGGACCAAGTGGGGATCGTTCGACTACTCGAGCCAAGAGCCGAGGTTACTGGTTCACTTTGCAGCCAGCTTGCAGGGGGACATGCGGCACCCGCTTGTCGAGACCATCGTCGAAGAGTACAACACAGGTGACGTTGATCTGCACCAGATGGTGGCAGACTTGGCAGGGATTACCCGCAAGGAGGCCAAGGTTGTGAACCTTGGCATCATGTACGGCATGGGTAAGGGCAAGCTTGGGGATCAACTAGGTATAAGTACTGAGGAAGCGGGCGACCTATTGCAGAAGCACCAGGACAAAGTTCCGTTCGTTAAGAACTTAGCTAACCTAGCTAGCAGGCAGGCCGAAAAGACAGGACAGATCCGGACTCTGCTTGGACGGCGCTGCAGATTCAATATGTGGGAGCCGCGGACCTTTGGGTACAGCAAGCCGATGCTATATGAGGATGCCATCAAGAAGTATGGTCAGCCTCTAAGAAGAGCCTTTACTTACAAGGCGTTAAACAAACTGATCCAAGGGTCCGCTGCGGATCAAACAAAAAAGGCGATGGCTGACTGCTATGCAGAGGGTCTTTTGCCTATGCTCACCGTCCATGATGAACTATGCTTCTCAGTAGAGAGTGACGAACAAGCGAAGCGCATCAAGGACATCATGGAGAATGGACTGGCGGATGTCTTGAAGGTTCCCTCCAAAGTAGACGATGAACTCAAGGATAATTGGGGAGAGATCGAATGAAACTTGATAAGATGAAAACGGTAGGCCTACGCGACATGCACCCTATGCAGGTAAATCACCTGATAGAAATAGTAAGCATGACATTGAACCTTGCGGCCATGACCAGAGACGCAGACATCCTAGAAGAAGCTGAAGCGCACTGCGACGAGTTGATCAAACTATTTGGAGGGGTGGGCGTCTCAACGTCAATTGATATTGACCCAGGACCTACCCGCGGCGGTTCGCAATCTGTGCATTAGCCGCCTCTACTGAGCCCGTCCTAGAGATTTAGCCAAAGCCTGTGTCGCCGGGGCACCGCCGAGTAACGTAGGATCAACTTGACCCTGCGGTGCTGAAACGGGTGGGGCAGCACGAACAGGTGCCGTCATCGCCGGGGGCATAGGAGGCATGGTAGCCGCCGCCGCCGGGGAAACAAACGGCAGCCAGCTGGACTCTACCGTAGGGTCAACCAAAGTTGCGCCTGGAGGAAGCGGGGCATCGTATTGTAATGGCTTGTTTACTTCCTGTAAAAAGCGAGTGTTCATGTCCCCCTGCAGTTTTACTAAATCCGTTGCACGACGGACAGTGCCCTCTGTCAATGCTTCTTTTCTGATTCCAGCCAAAGTAGCGTTAGAGGCGTTAGAGGGAGCAAACATTCCATTAACGATTTTAGCTGCCTCAGCACGACCGATTTTAGCGTCCCGCACTAATTGCTGACGAATCTCAGTTTCACTTAGTCCAAGAGTTCTCATGTTCTGAACCTCGAAGTACAGACGGCTTTGCTCCTTGTACAGGGCATCAAGATAGTCATCCCAACGATTAAGAATCTGTCTGTCACTGGACTCCATGTTACCAAGAACCGCCGATGCTGCGCCACGGATATCAGAGCGATTACCTGCGTACTCTTTCCCCGCAAACTCAAGCGCGGTTCGAGAATCAAGTTCCATGGGCGTAAAGCCTGAGACCAAGCGCATCGCTTCGACGTATGGGTCGTGATATTTACTCTCGACTCCTTGCCTCGACTCCATGCCAAAGACTGTTTTGGTCAGCCGTCCAGGAACGACTTTGCCGTTTTTCTCTGTCAAAATAAGGCGCGTATACTCTGGAGTTAGACCACCAAAAATGTGTGCCGCTGATTTTATTGCACGATCCCATCCGTCATCAATGGTGTCATACACTGTGCCCATAGCTTTAGTTTTCCCAGCGCGACCAGCTGGTACGCTCTCGGGCATGACATCCATGATGCGCTCAAAGATCATTGTCTCTTGTGTGAATGGTTCACCAAAGCGTGACAGACCATTTAAAGCTGCCGACGCGGCTGCTTCCACCTCGCTTTTTCCCAGCTTGCCTTTTAGCTGATAGGTCTGCACCGCAGCGTTAGCTGCATCAGACAGATAGGCGTAAGGAAAGGTGTAGCTTAAATCGATAGCTTGGTATCGACCAGGGCCGTAAGTGTCGAGTATCATAATGTGGTGGCCGGACTCTTTTAAATAGTCAGGAACAGACGATTGCAAAATCGCGTCGTATTCTTCCTGGCTTAGACCATTAGCCTGCATAGACATTTTTACAAGCTGGTTTGGAAGAACTGAGTTAATCGCACCAAACGCCGCTAGACGTTGCGCACCATTGCCACGGATACCCTGCTCGAACCCTGCGATCTGCGCCTCGGTGTAGCCCTCGCCTACCAGTTCTTGGCGGATAGATGGGCTAATTTCAAAGGCCATCTCACGCATACCACGTCCGACAGTGTTAAATGCGTTACGGGTGTTTTCCGCTGCAAACGATGTAAAGTTACCAACGATTGGGATCTTGTCCACAAACTTGGCTGCTTCAACGATCCGGCTGTACGTTGGCATCGTATTCTTAACAATCTCTGCGGCTTGTAACTCCACGGGTGTTAAGTAGGTGAACGACTTGCGCTTACCTGTGGATCCGGCTCGTGCTTCTTGAGCCGACATACCTGCACCACTAAACAGCTTGTTCTCCATGAACGCTTTGTTGATAGTCGGATTGTTCTCAGCAATACCCGCGGCTTTAAACACATCCAAGAGTTTACCCTCTTCGCCTAACAAACCTGCACCTTTCGCAACAGTGTCTGTGCCAGAGTAGAACTTTTCGAAGTACCTCATGCCCAGTGCATCGCCAATTTTATCGAAGAGCTTATTCGGGGCCTCTAACGTAGAAAACTCCTTTCCTACTTCACGATACTCTTTCATAGTATTTATGATCACACCCTCGTCCGCCACCCCTGCAGCCGATAGTTTACGAGCAAGATGTTCGAGTCCTTCGTCTTCCAGATCTGCGTAACTTGCAATCTGGGTCCGAAGGGCCAAGGTCACATTATCAGCCCCCATGTTTGCATTTGACCCGAGAGTCAATCCGTTACCGAACATCTGGCGAACGTTAGCTGTGATACTTGGGACAACAGTTAGCTTCTGTGATCCGGCCCGAGCTTTTTGAAAGAGCGAAAGCACATAGTCGAGAGCAACACTCTTTAGTTTATACGGAGCCGTGATCGACTGGTAAAACTCAGGAGCAACATACAGGCCTGACAACTCACCGAATTGGCCTCCGAACACGCGCTCGGAACTTTCTTCCCCCAGCTTAACATAGCCACTTAGGTCTTTCATTTCTTCTTCGATAACTTCGCGTAGTGTGGGCTGCATTTCAGGGGCCAAGCCTGGACGGAACCCTGCTTCCCCTTCTTTAACTTTTTGATACACTACTGGAGAGTCCAAGAAATCATCCGGCGGTGGTCGTACAATCAGTGGTCTCCCACCCTGTTGTACGAGTTCACGAGCGTCGTTTAACGAGTAAGCACCCATAGACTGATAAAAGTCTCGTGTAGCTACAAGGTTTGCTGTGTCGTTTACAGTCTTACGCCAAAGGCCAACGGCGTCTTCATCGACCATCTTCAGTAGGCTTCGTGCAGCCTGACTCTGATCCATGAACGTGGCCCGAGATTCAAGAAGGTCGGTTGCCTGTTTCATCTTTGGTATTCGAGCAACAAGAACACTGCCGTCATCGACAGTCTCTGCCAAGCGGATCTCTTTCCGCACTTTTTTAATAAGCTGTTTGTTACTTAACCCAGACGAGGTAGCTGCCAAACCCAACATAGTACGGACTTCGTCTTCTGCCAGTACGCGCTTTTGCGCGTCCGAGGCATCTGCTGCAAATTGTTTACTAAAGGTCATGTAGTTGACCATATCGCCAACGGTCTGTGTATACTCGGGCGAGTCCAAGTCTAGTTGCTTATAGAAAGACACGGGGTCTTCATGGCGCTGGAACAAACGACGGAGGTGCGTGACCCCCGCTGCTTGATTAGCTTTTATGATATCGAGTGCTTCTTGAGCTTTCTCCGCGCGACCCGTTAAAGGATTCAAGGCGATCTCTTCTTCTAGCACATTTACTAGATCGTCCGTGGACCGGGCACTGACTTGCTGCATTCGTTGTATCGAACGCCCAAGTTCTGGTGTCAGATACGGAAGATCCTCTAGTAATTTCTTACCACCAAGAACTTCCTCTAGATCCCTTTTGATAATACCCATGTCTATAGGGCTCTGATCTGAGTTCTTGAGAGCCGACTGCAGCACCTGACGAGCCGCTTTGTCGAAGTCTTGAGCGCCCTTGTACGTCACACGGTCCACTTCTTTGCCCTGCTGGCCCCCAAGCTCAATTTGAATCGCTACCTTGGGGTCTAGCCCTCTAAACGAGGTCAGGTTCTTCTTCACAAAATTCTCGGCCATCGAGTCTTTTAAGCCTGCGTCGTATACACGCTTGTATATATCCTTGGTCGCTTGAACCACAGGCTGGACAGGTTCAGAACGAGCGACTGCACCTACGCCTCTACCTACGCCTTTAGCAGCAGTTAGACCCAGCCCAATACCCACATCAAAAATACCGCCCATAGCAGTGTCTTCGACAGCATTCTTGAACTTGTTGCCAATACGACGAGTGGTCTCGTCCCGACCTTGAACCTGCTCTTGATCGGTTTTGGTCAGGTCTGGCATCCAATCAACAGAGTCAGAAAGAGTCGCGCGTCCTGATGGAGAGACCGCAAAACTAATGGGCGCGGTTCCTGCCGCGGTTAACGCTACGGCCCCCGGGCGGACACCCAAAACCTTCGGATTAAGCAGTGCCTTACCACTTGCGCTGTTCCCAAAGCTAACCGCAAGATTGTCTAACTTTTTGCCAATTTTACTCTTTGGAGCGAAACCAAGTAGTCCCTTGCCTGTCTGCATCCCTCTAGCAACAGAGGTGGCTTTGCTCACCCACAACGCAGGCATAAGGAACGAGGCCCCAAAAGACACGACATCGTCAGTAATCTGCCCCGCCTTGGTTTTAGCTCCCGTTACATTCTTTATGGCGTCGAATGTTTTTTCTACTTGAGAAGCGGTGTTGGTTCCTAGACCATAGTCAACGACAAGTGCAGCCGTCTCCGCCAAGCCTCCAGCGATAGAGATAGGAGCGTTTGCTACACCGCGTCCTATGTCGCCTACAGTACTTCTGGCAGCACCAATCTTTTGTGCCACAGACTGATCAAACTCCTTAGCTTTATCTAAAAAACTTGGCTCATCCGAGACAGGCTTGACTAGGGTTGCACCTGGAGGGAGATCCGAGACAGGCTTGACTAGGGTTGCACCTGGAGGGAGGTCATCGGCCATTGCTTCTGTCTCTTCCTTCGGCATCGCGCCATGCGCCGTTTTCATCTTTGTTAATAGGGGTGCCATCTGGGAGATATGCTGTCACTCCCTGAACTATTAGGAAGTCCTCCGAAACATTGGCTGTTTCTACTGGATCTACGGTTTGTGGAGGAGCCGGAGTGCCTCCAGCAGTCTGTGATCCGAGAGCGGTTCGAAACTCAACAACAGCGTCAGCGCCATAAGCTCTCGTTAACAGATCCTCTATCTGGGCTGTTTCATAAGTCTCTTTACCTGCCGCGCCTTCTACGAACTTCAGCATAGACTTACCCAGTGAGGTTTCCAAAAAGCCTTTACCGGGCTTCGCGCTGGGTCTGCCTCTGATGTTGGCCGCTGCGAGTGTTGCCTCTTGTGCTGCGCGACGTTCTTCCGTTTCGCGTTGAACGGCCAGACCTTGTACGGCGGCGTTTGCTATACGTTTTCCTGAAGACGGACGAAGTGCTTGGCCCGTAGATGGGTTGACATAGTCACCCGCGATGGCTCCTGCCATAGTCGCGCCAAAGATCGCTCTGTTTAGCTCGTCGATCTCTGCCTCTACCGGAATGGATTCCACACCCGAAGCCGTCGCCGCCTTGCGCAGATCTGTCTTGATGTCCCCTGTTCGCTCTTCTTTAGGTACTATATCCGTAATAATGGCCGTTGCGGCCTTTTCAGGGTTGTTTAACAAATTCGCAGCAGCCCTCATGCTTGCCCCTTCAGGAAAACCAAGTGCTGCGGGGTTCTCAGTCGTAATCGCCGTCGAACCAAATTCAAACGCTTTGCCAAATGACATCCCTATCTTTTTTTCCATTCGGCCCTGCATACTTGCGGCTTTTTCCAACTGCGCTTGTAATTTAGGTGTCATGTAGTGGTCAGCAAGCGCGGAGCCGCCTTCGTTAAACCTTGCTACCCCAGGTTTTTGAGCCATGGCCCGAGGAGCAGGGCGAGGAGCAGGGCGAGGAGCGGTAGTCGCGGGCGCGGATCCCTGCGATATCCCTGCGATATTAGGAATAGGCTGAGAAGGCGGCAGCATCTGAGTCATAGGCATAGGCATAGGCATAGGCATAGGCATAGGCATAGGAGATTGCGGTCCAGACAGCGCAACAGGTTGACGCATCGCCGCTGCCTGCATTAGTTCAGGGGAAGAAGCCAAGATGCCGCCTATTTTTGAGGGCATAGGTTCTACGCCCCCTATCTGACGGAGCTTGTTTCGTGCTTCTTCGGATTTCTTAGCGAATAGCTTCCGGTTGTAAACTCCGTCCATCTCTACCTACCTGTGTTTACTTGGCCGCCGAGGATAGACTGCCCCCCGCCGTATTTCTGTTGATATGCGTTAAGGCCCATGGCACCACCGACCACACTGCCCAGCACGTTTTGCTCTGGAGAAGTGCCAGTAACAAGCTCCGTTTGTGTGGATGGAACGCCACGGAAGATGTCACCCATGTAACTAAAGCGTTGGAAAGGCTCGTATGCAGATTCGATTGCCGACTGACGTTGCACGTCGTACTCTCCTTGTCGTTGCGTCTGCTCTATGCCGCCCACGTTCAACAGGTTCCGTACGTCTTGGTCTCCAAAGGTCTGAGCTAATTGACCCAGCCCAGCTTGAGAAGTCCCCAAACCCTGGAAGATTTGCGCACCGCTTTGGCCGCGATTCATCTGGTTTTCAAATGCAGACTGCCCCTGTTTTTGTGCTCCAGCGTAGGCTTGCGAACGAAGCTGCGCCCCTGTCCTCGCCTGTTGAGACGCAACGTTGCGCTGTATTTCTTGCTCTGCCACTGCTGCGCGAGAACCCCCGAAGGCTCCCTGTCCAACAGCTTGCCCTGCTGAACGGTTTCGTTCTATGTCTCCAGACCGTTGAATGTCTGCTTGTGTTGCATCAATTACTTCTTCCACAAACGGATCGTAGTAATCTTTGTACGCTGTTTTAGGATCATAGGATAATGCCGCGCCTGTCAGGGGATCAAACCCAGCTTCAAGAGCCATCAAACCTGACTCATACGTCCCCTTGGATTCTTCCAACATCGGAGCATAAGCACCAATCCCCGATATACCGAGTTTAATCGCCTTTTGCTGCGCAGGGGTGAGAGGCACAACGTCAGGCTTTGGAACACCGCCAATAACTTCCTGCACCGGCTGACCACGAATATCAAGGATCAAGTTCCCTGCTTCATCGCGCTGGTAAACTGGGTTTCCTTCGTCATCAAATTGAGGCGAGCCCTGCAACGGATTTATAGACCCAATACCCGCAGCATAAGATTCCATTACAGGAACCTGTTCCCCTGTTACCGAGTCCGTCTCAAACTGAGGGTTTCCTTCAGCGTCCAACACTGGGCGCTGCTCAGTGCGGAATACATTTGCCAAAAGATCTTTGAGGAATTTCTCTTGATAATCGGGAAGCAGGTTTAAAGTCTGGTTAGTGACCGTCTGTACCATTATGCTCTCCGTTCAAACTGATTCATCATTTGATACATCTTCGCAGCACCCGTATTCCGGTTGCCGCCACCTGCACCGCGAACAGCGTCCGCCGTCATAACAAACTCTCCGTCCGAAAGCCGAGCTTCCTGAACCCGGCCTCCGTCTTGGTAAATTGCAGCAGGTATACTATCACTTTTACCCGTGCCTGGACCTCGAATGTAGCCACCTTGTGCCGCCGACATAATACCGCCTCGGTAATCAGGAGCCACAGTTCCTTGATATCCAGGCACCCGTTCACCCGTTGCCGCCTGCCGTTTTTGTAATTCCGTAAGTGGCGCGGCTTTTGGTTCTTGTGACTGGATCATACCAGAAAGAATCAAATTCTCCATCATACCGCCGCCAAACAATCCTTGTCCCATAGATGCTTGCGCTGCGGGAGCCGCACCTGATCCAGCTGCTACCCCTGCACCTGCCGCTGCCCCGGGTGCAGCGCCTGTGCCAAATATTCCTGGCATCGCCTTAGACATCAACGCTTGCTGGGAAGCCTGTTGGGCAGTGAACTGCCCTGCAAGGCCCTGCATTCCTAGCGCCCCTGCCCCTTTCGCTGCGAAAGCTGACACGCCAGGAAGAGAACCAATCCCGTATCCCATTATACCTGACTTTAACGCATCCCCGATGTCCCCGCCAGAAGCAAGAGTCCCGATCCCAGAACCAAGAGCCGCGCCTAAAGGTCCGCCAAAGGCTAGCCCGACCAAACCACCAATTGAAGATAATAAACCCATTACGATGCTCCTGTAGCTGGAGGTGGGCCAACAACAACGACTGTTGCATCAACCTTTTGTTCTTTTTTAGGTTCTTTTTTAGGTTTATTTGTCATGTGATCACCACCGTTACCTGTCCGACTTGCCCTGCGCCCACTGAACCGCGCAAGTTAGGGCTGTTGCTTAAAGTTATCTTAACAAACCCGCCGCTCTGAAACAAGGCTCCTGTCTCAAGACCCGAATCATCAGTTTGCAAGGCCGTTAAAGTTAGGGTCGTGGCCCTGAGATCCCCAGGGTTTTGCATTTGTTCCAAGTACACAGAAAAAGACCGCACTAATTCTGCAAAATAGTTTTGCATATACTGTGGCGGAGGCACGGGGAAAAACGGACGAGTTAGACGGCGAGACATTAACGCCTCCCATCTGATCTAATATCAACTCTGGGAGAACCTAACCGCCAAGTGACCTCAAGTTCGTCCGACGAGATTTTAAACCTCATCTGTCGCCCCCGTAATCTAAAGTACAACTGCTCTGTTCGTGCGCTTACCGCCGCCGCCTGGGTCTTAACAAACGCGTCCGTCTGACTGTTGTTGTATGTACCGTCCGGCGCATTCTTTACGTCCAAAGTTATGTTTGTTTCAGGTAGAATTGCCGTAGAGTTCTTAAAATCTACGTCAGGAATCATCTTGCGTATAAACATAAACTGTTCGCCATCGCCTATGTCTATAGGGCTGGACTGGATGAATGCGTTGATCGCAGATGCGGGGTTCGTGGTGCCATCATCAAATCCTAGCTCGTGCTCGTACAAGGAACCGTCGTTGTTCGCCGCGATAGGGAAGTCAAATATACCACGGTCAACCCAGGCGGTTCGACCAAACGAACCGTAGTACCACACTTTCTCAAGGTAATTGTAAACAACGTACTTATTAACTTCGTCGCTGTCAGAACTAGGGTAGAACCACCAAACCTCGGAGTGCTCAGTGTTAAGAGCTACGTTGATTTTTTCTAGCTGGTTCTCGTTTAGGTCAGAAAAAACATAATCCCTGACCATGCAAGGAAGGCGTTGAACTGAACCGCTGTAAACATAGAACTCAGATCGTCCCATCCAGAATACGTTGTCGTCCACAGCAATAGCTGCGTTAGGGCCTGCAATTGTTATGTTTTCTGAGATAGCTGTAACACCAAAAGTAAATGGCGGCCCCAAGAACTGCATGGCGTACAGCGTAGTGTCAGTCATAACTAAAATCTGCTGCCTGGTTTCAATCGCCGTAACAATCTCGGACCCAGAACCAAGGCGCAACTCTCCCGCAGTGTTAGTAGCCGACGCTTGCCAGTCTGTTATAGATTCCTGAGACGAGAACCGGATGGTCAAAGGATCTTGTACGCCGGGCGTAGACTCAGGGTCACAGCCAAAAGCAATAACGTGCCTGTCTCGGTCTGAAACTAGGACCTGCTTTGCAACGGTAGGTATCTTAGGAAGGGAAGACAGAGTTGTAATGTTTACGGCCCTAGTGCCTAGACCATTAGTTGCGTCCCAGTAGAACAGCCCGCCATCTCTGACGTTTATCAGAAGGTCTTCTCCAAAATTGTCGTTAGACCAAAGACGTAAAGTGTTGCTAACGATGGCATCAGTAGAGGCCGAGCCCCATGTCCCCCTAGACCATGTACCTGCGCCCCATCCTGAAGACCGAACAACCGTGTCCAAACCAATGTTGATTTGATAATTGCCAACGACAGACCCGCCACCGTTTCCGCTGTCCCCATTCGCTGCAAGAACTAGAACAGGGGTTTCATTAATTAAACTGCCAGCAGCTTTAGCACTTATGTTGTACGAGTTAGCGTTTACAACAAGATCAATTTTGTATTCTTGGTTTAAAACAGCCGCCGTAATATTGGCGCCTAGTGTCGCTGCGCCTGTAAAAGTAACAAAGTCTCCCGCCAAAGCCCCGTGGTTAGAGTTTGTTACAACAAGAACAGCGGAGCCCACCTGGGCTCTAGCAAAGGTTACCGCTCCAGCAGAAGTCTGCAACCTAATAGGTGTGATGTCGTTATACTCGCCACCTCTGTCTATGTAATATTTTACAGTAGTTCCGACGCCAATGAATTGATCCCGATCAAGAGTGACCCAAGGGTGCAAGGCACGGCAAGTCCCCAAGAAAGTATCCGAGCCGCGTTTCTGCCACCCGCCAATCTTCTCTGGATAACCTTTTTGAAACCGAACATTGTCAGAATCAAACCAACCGCCCTCATTTGTGTACGCGGTTACTTCTCGGTTAACGCCGGGATTAAACTGTAATTTTGATAGAGGCATAGATCACGATACATCCTCATAAACGATTAAAGCTCTAAGAGTATTACTAGCTACGCTTGCACTAGCGTTAAGATTGATATTCTCTTTTATATACAATGGAAAATCCTTAGTAATAACATCTAAGGTACCATTAGCAGGGACGTTAACTTGATGGAGGATTTCCGCTCCTTCAACGGTAATAGTAACAGTAGAAGCAGTCCCATTCGTAGCGTTTAAAATCCTCAGACCAACAACCCTAAAAACATGCCCGGACCCCGGTGCCGACAAAATTGATGTAGAACCAGTGCCAATGAAGTTAGAAGTCACGCTTTCCCCTACAACTGAGGATGCCGTTAAAAGATTTGGGTTTGCCATTGTAGTCTCCTAGAATAATACATTGTATGTATACGCTCTTGCTGCCGTAGCAACAGTGGTAAAGGCTAAAGTCCCATTACCATTTGTCGTCATAACTTGTCCGGCAGAGCCGTCTGAAGTAGGCAGTGTCAACGCACTAACAAAAGCCTGTAAGTTGGCATCATAGGCCAACACATTAGATCCTATAGCAACCCCTAAACTAGTACGAGCAGCAGAAGCGGTTCCCGCACCAGTACCGCCGTCAGCAACCGCTAAGTCTGTTATCCCGGTGATAACTCCGCCAGTGATCTTTATAGCATTGGTCGCAATGTTATCTGTAATGCTTGTTACTTTAGCACTGCTTCCTGCGCCGTCACAAAAAACAATGTTGATGCCTGCGGCGGACGAAAGCGCGGGAATCACGACGTTGCCGCCGCTTCCCTGTGTGACCGTAATCTGTTGGTTTGTTTTGTTGTAAATAAAATAAATATGCTCATTGGTGTTCGGAGCTATGGTAAGCGTTGCTGCGCCACCAGGACTTCCTGAGATTACTATAACCTTGTGCTGTCCCTCAGTAAGAGATCCGTTTCCCGTAGTCAAAGTCTTGGAGGTACTACTCAGGGTTATTGCAAGAACCCCGTTTGTTAACCTGTCG